ATCAAAGCCTCGCGCATCGGCGGGGCGAACATCCCGCACTCCTCCGAACTCCTAGAAATCCTCATGGAGTATTTCGGTGGCGTACGTGGGTTCGCTAACGCCTACATGAAGCAGTACTACGACGCGCCCGTTGGCGGGGCCTTCCGCACCAAGATGCTGGACTCCATCGTCCGGCTGGTGGTCGGCAACACGGCCATGGGCGGCGCCAAGAAGCCATTGGAACTGATGAGCGAAGAAGAGCTGGAGGCCGAACTGAGACGCCAAGTCCTGGAGGCCGCCATGAGCATTAAGAAAGTTGAGGTGATTGATGGAACGACTGTGCCGAACTTGCCGCTGGTCGGAGGCGACGGGCTTGCCGGAGCGCCTGCGCTGCCACCGCATGCCGCCGATGATAGCGGGCTTTCCGGCGGTAGCGGCGACTGATTATTGCGGCGAGTGGTCCTCGCCCACCATCCAGCAGATGAACGAGCGTGCGAAAGCATCCACAGATTCCTCCCCCGCCGCCGGCTGAAGGCCCCATCGGTGGGCTGACTCAGCACGCCCTCACGCAGATGAAGGACGTTCAGGCTGCGCTCACCGAGCGCCGTCTGGAGGCCCTGCGTCTGTGGGTTCCGATGCCAAAGCAGGAGGAGTTCCATTCCTGCATCGCCAGTGAAAGATTGGTAATCGGGGGCAATAGATGCCTAGCCGGCGAGCAGCGGGTGTGGGATCCGGTGGCCCAGCGGCACTGGACTGTCAATGAAATCCGCGCGCCGTTTTGGGTGGAGTCGCTAGTGAACGGGAAGCGAGTGAAGGCCAGGGCCAACGCCCCGTTTGTCAAAGCTAGGGAGCGTCTGTATGCGTTTGTGTTGAGCAACGGCCAGGAGCTGCGCTGCACTCTGAATCACTTGGTACTTTCCAGTGGCGGCGAGTGGATTTCCCTCCGCGATGCGCTGCTTCCAGAAGCCGTTGCCGACCTTCAGGCGTCCAGTTTGGGCACTTTCCGGACAGAGTCGTTCTCAGATGATCTGCGTTGGTGTCAAACACCTGAAGGTTTTCGGGCCTGTTGTCATCTGGAACGTCGTTTTTGTGATGAACAACCTCTGATGGAAGCAGCCGGCGACCAAGCATTTGTTCGGCCACCAGTCGATGCTCTCGGATGTAGCCATTACTGTTGGAGTCTGGATGTTCAGGCCGGTACAGCAGTATGTAACCCGCCTTGTCTGGAACACGGCCGCCCTTCCAGCCCGGATGCTCTGGACCATTCTTTGGCCCTCGGCGCCGCATCACAAAACCATAACGCTTGCACGCCTTATTCACCGCCTTTGACTGTTGGCCAAGCAGTTCCCCTATCTCGGCCACTGTTTTTCGCTCCACCTCGTACCACTGCCGCATTTGCTCCACCGGCCATTCGATCTTGTTGTGCCGTCCCATTTGAGGCTCCAGACGGTGGTAATGAACATCTGTATATTACCGCCTATAAGTATTTAGGGCAAGGCGCTGTGTGGGATTTTGAGGTTCCGGAAACGCACAATTACATCATCGGCGGCCTTCCAAATCACAACAGCGGCAAGAGCGCCTGCACGTTCATTGAGGACGCCAGGGCAGCGACGGGGCAAGATCCGTACGGCAAGTACCCCAAAGAAAACGGCAACTTAGTGATCATCGGCAAGAACTGGCAGCACATCGGCATGGTGGTGTACCCGATGCTGTTCAAGGCCGGGGCCTTCCGCATCATCCGAGACGAGCAGACGGGCGCGTGGCGGGCCTTCAATCCATCGAAGGATGCGGCTCGCAAAAGCGAGTCCAAGCCTGCCCCTCCTCTGATTCCGCCGCGCATGATCAAAGACATGGCCTGGACGCAGAAGAATGCCGGCTACCTCAACAAGGCCGAACTGACGAACGGCTGGACGATCTATTGCTTCTCGTCAGAAGGAGAGCCGCCGCAGGGCTTCCAGGCTGACCTCGTCCATATCGATGAGGACATCAACAACGAGCGATGGGTTGGAGAAATGCAGGCCCGCCTCTCGGATCGCAAGGGGCGCTTTGTCTGGTCGGCCATGCCGTGGTCGAAGAATGATGCGCTTCTTGGTCTGTGCGAGCGGGCTGACAAGGCTGAAGAAGATGGCGCTGAAAACCCCATCATTCGGAAGTTCGTTCTCCGCTTCTTGGACAACGACCACATCGACCAGGAGGAGAAGAAGAAAAACCTGGAGCGGTGGGCTGCGCTCGGCCAAGACGAACTGAAGATGCGCGCCGAGGGCGAGTTCACCACCGGCTCAACGCTCATGTACCCGACGTTCAATGCGTCGGTCCACATGATGAACAGGTCGGAACTGCCGGACGGCCAAATCCCCCCTGAGTGGACGCGGTATGTCGCCATTGACCCAGGCCATGCGGTGATGGCCACGCTGTTCGCCGCGGTCCCTCCGGACGAGAAGTTCGTCCTCTTCTATGACGAGCTGTACATCCGCAACTGCAACGCGCTCATCTGGGGAGAGCAGTTCTTCGCCAAGGCCCAGAATCAGTACATCTACGCAGCCATCATGGACATGCACGGCGGTGCCCTGCGTGACCTGGGGTCAGGGCGGTTGCCCCATGAGTTGTACTCCGAGGAACTGAAGAAGCGCAACATCCGCTTCGCCCTCACGGGCCATCAGTTCCTCCCTGGCTCCGATGATATCCCGGCCCGAACGGCCATGGTCCGGCAGATGATGCATATCCGTGGGGACGGCACCACTCGCTTTCGGATCCTGGAGGGCGGCTGCCCAAACCTCGTCCGGGAGTTGAAGCGCTACCGCAAGAAGACAACCACCGTCAATGGACAGGTGTACGTGACCGACGAGCCGCAGACGCGCGGCGAGGTCCATGCCTGCCAGACTGCCGAATACCTCTGTGCCTATGAGCCCCGCTACCACCGGCCGCCTTCCCAGGTCGGCCCGGAGCCGTGGTGGGTGAAGTGGCATGCCAATCGACTGAAGCGACAGCGTGCGTCTGAAGATCCGTGCATTTTCCTAGCCCCCAATGGGAGTATTAAGCGATGAGTTATGAGATGCCGAAGGCTGAAGTTGGTGAGATTGTCCTGTTCATGCCCCATGAGGGCGCCACAGCGGTGCCGGCCATCGTCTGCAAGGCGTCGGCCCGCACCCTGACGCTCTTCGCCATGTCCGGTGAGGCTGGGGTGACAGTCAAGCCTTCTGTCCACCACGTCACGGACGAGGGGGTCCAGGAGTTCCCTGAGTGGAAGCGGTACGGCTTCTGGGACCACCGGGCGAAGGATCCCAAGATTGCCCTGCTTTCCGAGCGGGTTTCGCTCCTGGAGAAGAAGCTGAACGCCCTGGAGCCCAAGAAGGCCAAATAAGGGCATTAGTCAGTAGGAGACACCATGCCCGAAGAAAACCCTCTGCGCCCAATAGCCAAGCGCTGGCTGGAGTGCATCAAGCAGGCCGAGAAGCACAAGAAGGTCTTCTCGGAAGACGCCAAGGAGGCCATGGGCTTCTACTCGTCGGACCCCAACGCCATGTGGGCCAACGAGCATGCGCGTGGCGAGCGGGGCTACAACAAGGGCATCGATCCACCGCCGTTTCGTATGGTGGTGAACCGTGTTTTTGAGGCTGTAACGCTCTTCGGTTCAGTCATCCACCATCGGAACCCCCAGCGGACGGTCACTGCCAAGGAGTATCCGCTGGTCGGCCCGGCGCTCCTGGGCATCCAGCCGCAGCCACCGGTCCCGCAGATGGGCCCGGACGGCCAGCCGGTCATGGGGCCTGACGGGCAGCCGGTGATGATGCCGGATCCGATGATGATGGCCTACCAACAGGCCGTGGAGCAGCAGGGATTCCTGTACGAGCGGCGCAAACTCATTGCCCGGCTCCTGGAAGACTACCTCAACTACACCCCCAATGAACTGGATCTCAAGCGCCACACCCGCAAGGTTGTGGACGAGGCGTTCATCAAGGGTGCTGGGGTGTGGTGGCATGAGCTGTACCAGCCCCCCGGGGCGACGGTGAAGTTTGCGGGATCGTTCTTTGACTCCGTGGACAATCTGGTCTGGGATCCCGACGCGGACGAGTTTGAAGATATCCGTTGGGCGGCCCGCAAGCGGGTGCAGCCGATTGATGAAGTGGCTGCGAAGTTCGGTCTGTCCCGAGAGGATCTCAAGGGTCACATTGAGTCCTACTCGTCCCGGGCCGATCAGAACGACCGCGGCTACGAACACAAGAAGCGGACTGGCAAGACCAACGACCTGATCTGCTACTGGGAGATTTACTCCAAGACCGGGTTCGGTGATCGCCTGAAGGACGCCGACAAGGATCTCCGCGGCAAGTTCGATGCGCTCGGCCCCAACTGCTACATCGTTGTGGCGGAGGGCATTGACTTCCCTCTCAATGCCCCGCCGGCCATGCTCCAGGAGGAGGTGGACGAGACTGGCATTCCGCAGTCTTTGTTCATGTCCTGCCAGTGGCCCATACCCTTCTGGGCCGAGCCCAACGGCTGGCCGTTCACGCTCCTGGCGTGGCATCGTCAGCCCGGCTACTCCTGGCCGATCAGCCTGATCAAACCTGGGATCGGGGAGCTTCGCTTTATCAACTGGGCGATGTCGTTCCTGGCGACCCGTATTGCCACCTCATCGCAGACGCTCATCGGCGTGGCGAAGGCCGCGGACCCAGACATCAAATCGAAGATCCTGGAGAAGAGCGAAGGCGGGTTCAACATTGTCGAAATCTCCGAGGCCGTTGGTCGCTCGGTGAACGACGTGATCTCGGTCTTCCAGATGCCTGGGGTCACCCAGGACATGTACAACATCATCCAGGCGGTCACGGAACTCTTCGACCGGCGCGTTGGTCTGACCGAACTCATTTACGGTATGACGAGGTCAGCCTTCAGAAGTGCGGCAGAAGCCGCCGTGAAGAGCGAGCAAATTTCGGTCAGGCCCGACGATTACGCAAATTCTCTGGAGGACTGTCTGTCCGAGGTTGCTCGGAAGGAAGCCCTCATGGCGCGGTGGCTGATCTATCCCCAGGACGTTGCTCCGCTGCTCGGAGACTTGGCGGCCCAGGCATGGGGCATGCACGTCCAGAATGAGAACCCCGAGAACATCGTTCGGGAGTACTCCTACCGCGTGGAGGCAGGGTCGGCCCGCAAGCCGAACATCGCCACCAAGGTGGAGAACCTGAACAACTTCATGCAGATCATCGCCCCAGTTTCGCAGGGCATGATGCAGGCGGGCCAGCCGGACATCTTCAACGCCATGCTCTCCATGTGGGGCAAGGTGAACCAGATGGACGTGTCAGATTTCCTGGTCCCACCGCCGCCTCCACCGCCTCCTCCCGGGCCGCCGCAAGAAGCGGCACCTCCCGGGCCCCCTCCCGCCCAATAGTCATATATGAACATTCCTGAGTCCGTTCTGTCCCGCGGCCGTGAGGCCATCGAAACCTACGAGCGTGCCCTTCCCTACGGGGAGCGGTTTGCGGAGATGTGTGCCCTCCAGTGCCCTCCTGGAACAAAGGGAACTGAAAGGGCATTCCTGGAAGGGCGGCAGAACAACGAGCAGTTCGATTCGCTGCCGAGGCGTCAGGCCAAGTACATGATCCGCGAGGCCAAGCAGGCCGGGATCAACCCATCTGGCAAGTACTACGTGGCCGGGATTGCCGACCATCGGGGCTGGCGTGATCCGGCGGCTTGGGTTTCCTCCAACGACGATGTGCTGAAGGTCGCGCAGAAGCGCCGGCTTGCAGTCTCGGGCAGCGTGAACTACGACCCTGGCCCTGCGCCGGTAAAGCCCAAGCTGCTTTCCGAGAACATCATCAAGGACGAGATGCGGAAAGAACTGCGCAAGAATCCCAAGGCCAACAAAGGCGAGCTGCGGGAAAAGATCATCGACAAGCATGCGTACAAAGTGAAAGGGCGATTGGCATGATTGAAATTGCACGGCACTTCTCCCCGGGGGCGGTGGTCACGGCGAACAGCTCGGCCGCCACAACGTCTGGCATGTTCCCGTTCGGCCGTTTTGGGAGCGCCTGCGTGATGATCGCCAACACCAATGGCGCCACACAGATCAACTGGTACGGCACCGTGGACCCGCGAGTTACTCCGCTGCCTATTTACGCGAGCGGCGCGGCCCTGACCACGGCCGTGGTAGTGGGAGTTCACCCCGTCCCGGACGCCTGCCTGTCAGTGAATTACGTGGTGCCCGTTGTCGCTGGGGCCACCACTTGTGCGATGACCGTAATGGCAAAGGGCTAATCAAAGGAGTTTTGAAAAACCATGACCAACCTAATCCGACCCACTCGCATTGATGGCAAGAACGCCACGCTTGCCCTGACCGGCAGCGCGCAGGCCATCGTTAGCAATCCCGCCTCGCGCGGCCGAACGGTTCGCGTCGTCTCGCTGTATGTCGCCAACGTGGACGGCGTGAACGACGCCAGCGTCACGGTTGACATCTACGACGGTACGACGGCCCGGTATCTCGCCAAGACGATTGCCGTCCCAGCCGACAGCACGCTGACGGTCATTACCAGCGAGGATGCTGTGTACCTCAACGAGGGCGAATCGCTTCGGCTTTCGGCTAGCGCCACCAACGACCTTGAGGCCATTGTCTCCTACGAGGAGATTTCGTAATGCCGCGCACCAACGGATCGCGCATCGGGCCGGCGTCATCGGTTACGGCCAGCACTGCTGGCGGCATCTGGACGCTACGACAAGCGCAGCAGAACCTGTCGGCCGGGAAGTGGCCCAGCCAGCCGCCTGTGCCCGGTGCGCCGACCGCAACAGCCGGAGACGCGCAGGTGTCGTTGTCCTGGACGGCCCCGACAGTTCACCCGTCGATCACGGACTATTACATCCAGTACTCGTCTAACTCTGGCACAACGTGGACTACGTTCTCCGATAGCGTGAGCAACACAACTTCAGCCACCGTGACAGGCTTGACCAACGGCACGGCGTACATATTTCGCATCGCTGGCGTCAACGCACTAGGCGAGGGCCTGTATGGCAGCGCAAGTGCCAGCGCTACGCCGTTTGCGCTGGATGTCGTTCTGCTCATGCACTTTAATGGCAGCAACGGAAGCACCACTTTCACGGATTCCTCGTCATACGCGCGCACTGGCACGGCCAGCGGAGCGACAATCTCCACCTCCCAGAGCAAGTTCGGAGGCGCTAGCGGAGTCTTTGACGGCGATAACGACGAAGTGGTGTTTCCTGAAAGCACCGATTTTGCTTTTGACTCCGATGACGATTTTACGATTGAGGCGTGGGTCTACCCGCTCAGTGTCGGCGGCGGCTCCAGTTTTGTGGCGACCGGCTACGACAGCGGCGACTGGTTCTTCGGCCTTTCTGACGAGGCCGGCGACAAGGGCATTGGGTTTGGACGCAAGGCTGTTGCGTGGGACATCATCGGCGGATACCCCAACGCTGGAGACGCGCTCGCAACTGATCAGTGGCAGCACATCGCCGTGACGCGACACAATGGTACGTTGCGCACCTTCATCGACGGGAACATAGCCAAAACCGAGACAAGCAACACAACGGCGTTCCCTTGTGCCGGTGACCTGGCAGTTGGCTCGCACGGCGGCTATTTGGGTTTTGACGGCTACATAGACGAGTTTCGCATCGTCAAGGGCACGGCGGTTTATACGGCCGCGTTCACGCCACCTACGGCTCCGTTCTGAGGATTGCTTCAGTGGAGCGCGCCGTTGGCCACGCTTCTGCATAAATGCCATACCTCACCTACTTCGACCTCGTTGAGTCCCTGATCGTCTCCTCCTACGGCGGCCCGCAGGACGCCGAGCAGAGGGACATCCGGTCGGCCATCCACAGGGCGTACAACGAGGTCACCACCATCCGGGACTGGTCTTACTACCACGTCCTGGGTCGGGTGGTGACGCAGGCCACCTACTCCACTGGCACCATTGGCGCCACGTCTGGTGTGGTCACGCTCACTGGAGGTTCCTTTGCCACGGCTGGCGTGACAGCGGCCAACGCCCAGTACTGGACCATCCGCGCCGGCGACCGCTCGTTCCCCATCGGCTCCTACGCCAGCGCAACCAGCGTCACGCTGGCCTCGCAGTTCACGGGCTTGGACATCACCGCCGGCACGTCCTACACGCTGTTCCGCTCCATCTATCCGTTGCCGGATGACTTCCGCAACATGGACGAGCCCAGCGACGAGTTCAACTGGTGGTCTGGGATCTATGTCACGCCCGATGAGGCGATGAAGATCGAACGGGTCAGCAACTCGTCCGGCAACCCGTACCACTGGACCGTCATTCAGGATCCGCACGGCAGCGGCTGGGCGATCAAACTGATCGGCTATCCGACAGAGGTGGAGACGGTGGATTTCACCTACCGCCGGACGGCCCGGCCGATCCGCTATTCGGGCCATGAGGCCGCGCTGCGTCAGGGCACCATCACCCGCGGCACCAATACGGTCACGGGCTCTGGCACAGCGTTTTCCGCAGGCATGGTCGGCTCCATCCTGCGTGTCGGTGACGGGTCGAACCACCCGGGGCCGATTGAGTCGATTACGCCTTGGGTGTCCGAGAGCAAGATCACCGCGGTTGGATCGGCTACCAGCCTGACTACGGCCGACAGTGGGTCGATTGGCTCCTCCAAGTATGTGATCACCGACCCCATTGACGTGGCTCCGCACATGCAGGCGGTGGTGGAGAGCTGCTGCGACTACTGGCTGGCCAGGACGCGGGACAAGGGCGTGGACAAGGCGTTCCAGATGTACCAGCGCGACCTCCGGCTGGCGATGGAGCAGGACCAGTTGGCTCCACTCTCAGGTCGGAGCCGAGAAATCTACCATGACGGGGGCTGGCGCTCACCACTGAAGCCAGACCAGGGATGATCGTCCTGGAAGCCTGGAAGGGGCTCGTCACCAACGTCGGCCCCTACGCCGCCCCGCCCGGCTCCGCAGCCACCCAGGTCAACCTCCAGGCCCTCGTCCCCGGGGCGGTGGTGGTGCGTTCGGGCGTGACCAACGTGTCTTTCGCCACGCACACTGGGGCCTCTGCGCCGGTGGTCCAGGTCTTCAACTTCCAGCATGGCACGGTGGGCCATGTGGTCTACCAGAACGCATCGGGCGGCATCTTCGTTGGGAAGGGGCCGTCCTAATGCAGCTTGCCTCCGGCGTAGTCAAAGTCTCGGTGGGCACGGGTGGCTCTGGGTACTCGTCCGCTCCCACAGTAAGCCTGTCTGGCGGCGGAGGCACGGGCGCTGCGGCGGTGGCCCAAATGGCCGGCACGCTGGTCCAGGGTGTGGTCATTACCAATGCGGGCACAGGCTACACGTCGGCTCCATCGGTGGCGTTCTCCGGTGGCGGCGGCTCCGGCGCGGCTGGCACGGCCTCGGTCTTGTCCTACGCCGGCACGCGGCCCATCACGTTCTTTAAGGGCCGGTGGAATGACATGTACGGCGTGGACGGCCACGGGCGTGGCTTCCGCTGGGACGGCGACACGCCTCAACTGGAGGCCCTGGGCATCAGCAAGCCTCTGACGTTTGCGGCTCCAGTGGGGTCCACGGCCAGCCAGAAGAACTTCGTCTCGGCCGTGCAGATCCTGGACGGCGGCTCGGGGTACGGCGGTGTCCCTACGGTGACGTTCAGTGGGGGCGGCGCAACCACGCAGGCGGCAGGCGTTGCAATCCTGGCCAACGGCCGAGTGAATGGCGTCACGTTGAGCAACCGCGGTGCGGGGTACACCGCTGCGCCACAGGTCACGTTTGCTGGTGGTCAGGGGACGAGCGCGGCGTTCACATGCAACGTCCTTGGCTCGGTAGTTGGCCTGGAATGCTCTGACAGCGGAGCGGGCTACACGGGCGAGCCGACCATCACCTTCAACAACACGCAGGGGCTGACGGGCGCCAACGTCCTGATCAGCGTGGATACGGACTCTGGCTTGGTGATCGGTGCCAACATCCTGGCGGGTGGTACGGGAGCGACGACCACGGGGATCACCGCTTCGCTCACGGGCGGCGGGGCGTCTACCCAGGCCAAGGTTTCCCCGATCATGGAGTACTCCGTGAACGCGGTGTCGGTCGCCAATTCCGGCACCGGCTACATGTCCCCTCCGGTGATCACGTTCGTCCCTCACCCAACCGATCCAGGCGGCGGCGGTGCGGCGGCCACCTGCGCGGTCAATGCGACCGGACAGATCACGGGCGTGACCGTCCTGGCCGGCGGACGATACCGCATTCCGCCGACCGCGGTGATAGCGGACAGCGCCGCCAAGGCCGTGGCAGTCATCAAGCCCACGCTCAAGGGCATCTACCAGTGCGCCATCCGGTATCTGGACGACACTCCAGAGTCGCAGGGCGGGCCGATCCCGAGTTCGATCTCGGAACTCCGTGAGGTCGATGCGACGGCCGGGTTCCAGTCGCTGACCTGGGCTCTCAACAACCACGGCATGGAGTCCCGCGTTCACGCCATCGAACTGTGGAGGACTACGGCCGACCAGTCGGTGGTGCTGTACCGCGTGGCACGGATCGACAAGGTCAACGGCGAGCTGCCCAACACGGCGTATGTGGACACGCTCACGGACCATGACCTTCTGGACGTGGACCGTGACACCACGTCCGGGAACGTAAAGGGCAAGTACGGTCTGATGCCGATTGTCCTGCCCAGCGGTCAGGTCAACGCGCGCCGCTTCGACCCGCCGCCGGAGAACATGGCCGTGGCCTGCATGTTCCAGGACCGCGCGTGGTATTCCGTAGACACCACGGGCGCCAAGCCAAACAGCCTTTACTACTCCGAGATCGATGAGCCCGAGAGCGTCCCGGAAGGCAACGAACTGGTTGTCCAGGAAAACGCCGTCGATTCGGATGCCATAGTGGCGCTGATCCCATTTGGGTCAATGCTGCTCATCGCCCAGGCCCGGCATATCTATCGTCTCCAGTATGTCAGCCAGCCGATCATCGACGCCTCCATCACCCTGGCGTCGTACCGCGGCGTGATCAACTCCCGCTGCTGGGACACGTTCGGCGGCGTGGCGTTCATTGCCGACGACTACGGGCTCTACGCATTCGACGGCTCGCGCGAGGAAGCCATCTCGGCCCCCATCGACAACTACTGGCGGGACGGGATCATCGACTTCTCCAAGCGGAAGTACTTCTATGTGAAGGCCAGCCCGCAGGAGCGTGTGGTTCGGTTCTTCTATCTGCGGTCCACGGACGGCAACTACCCCACCAGGGCGCTCTGCTATTCCCTGGCCACGCAGACATGGTGGGAAGAGACGTTCGCCCAAGCGCTCCCCCACGCGGCGGCCACAAGCATCGGGCAGAAGCAGTCGGTGATCTACGGTGGCGAGGCGGGGTCGCTGTTGAAGTCTGCCGGGAAGCTGGACGCCACCACGGCCGGGTCAACCGCGGCCATTCCGTATCAGTTCCGCTCGGCTCCTCTAGCGCTCACCGACGAGAAGGGCAATCGCTCCGTGGGAGTGGTGTACACGCCCACGGCCGAGACGCTGAATCTGGCACTGCACTACAACAACTCCCCTACTCCGCGCGCCAACGCCGTGGCGGCCAACCGCGGCGATGGGTTTGTGGTGGAGACGGGATCCACCGTTGCCACGTTGAATATGGCATCCGACCGCAGCGCCCTGGGGACGGCAACGGGTGTGGCCCGCGCGTCATTCTCTGGGCGAGTGGATGAGCAGAGC